TCTCTGTCATCACTGAGGGACTCGCAAAAACACATGACAAAGTGGTTGATGCCAAAACATTGCGAACTGTCAAAGAATCCGCTGAGTCGTATCCGGGGGGACTGAAAGTCAAAATGGGGCATGGCACCAACGCCAAGGATATCGTGGGAGTCTTGAAAAGCTTTAGAATCGATGGCTCACAACTCAGGGCTGATCTGCACTTGTTGAAGAACTCGCAGTGGTTTTCTCAAGTCATAGAAATGGCAGAAACCATTCCTGATCTGTTCGGTCTTTCCATCTCATTCTCCTGCGAAATTGAAGAGATTGACGGCTTAAAGTGCGCACGGTGCATCGAGATCTACAGCGCCGACATCGTTGATACTCCGGCAGCAAACGCCAACGGGCTTTTTTCAATCGTTGACACTGAAAACAAACATATGAACAAAGAAGCGACGCCGGAAGGCGAAAAAGTAACCTTCGCGACTGAAAAGGTAGTTACGGACCTTTCGGCGAAGCTCGAAACATTCGCGAGCCGAATCAATGAACTTGAAACTTTGATTTCTGGCGTCGCGTTTAAAGAAGAACTAAAGCAGTTAGTCACAAAGGAAGAACTGAAATCTCTTGTCTCGACTGAGGCTCTTGAAGCGCTGCGGACCGAAATGGTAAGAACTGATATTCTCGCCCAACGCAAGCTTGCAGCGATGGGTGTTCCAGCTTCAAACGCTCCAGCTGCGGAGACGCAAGTGACCAAAGAGGGTTTGCTTGAGCAATTTAATAAAATCACTGACGTCGCCAAGCGCAGAGAGTTTTTGAGGCAGCATCAATCGGAGATTTGGTCTCAGAGTTAATTCAACGGTTTAACCTAAAAGAATTTTATGGCTAACAATTTCACGAATTTAAAACACACGATTCTTCTGGACATCGCGCTTGAAGAATATATTGCGACCCTGCAAGCGGTCCGCGCTTTTGCGATTAACGCTTCACCGTTGCCGCAGGAACGCGGTGACAAAGTGCGCGTCAAATTTGTTGATGCAGCTGCCGCAGCCGCCGATTTTGAGGGCATCTATCTCATCCAGGGCGCACAAGCTGAAGGGATCGAAGTCAGCTTGAATAAGCACAAATTCGTTTCCTGGAGCTTGACTGACAAGGAGATTGCCGAGCAGCCGCAGATCGAGCTTGAAACCTTTGCTCGACAGAAAGGATTTGCGCTTGCGAAAGCTGTATTTCAGGACATTCTCTCGCAGGTGGTTGCTGCTACTTTTTCGCAGACGTTCGGTCTGAGGAAGGACGAAAACGGCAAATCGATTTTCGGCGTCGATGAAATCATTGACTTGTCGTCTGTGGTCGATGCACTGTCTTGGTCGGAGCTTAATCGAGCGCTGATTGTTAATTCCGCTATTCACGCCACACTGCGAAAAGATCCGGCTCTTAAAAGTGCATTGAACTACGGTGGGGCCGAAGTCATCCGAAAAGGTGATGTGCCGTCGGTGGACACGTTCGACAAAATCTACAAAAGCGTTGTGCTGCCGGCTAACATCCCCTACGGCATCGCAGTCAAACCGGATGCAATGTTAGTTGCGATGCGCTATCTACAGCCGCAACCTGGAAACTTGTATCATCAGGCGATGCCCGTCTCCGATCCTGAAACGGGTCTGACATTCGGGTACAGGGAGTGGTATTCTAATGATACCGGTATGCGCAACGCTGTCATTGAGGCTGTGTATGGCTACCAGGTTGGAAATCCGAGAGCGCTCGTTCGTCTGACGGACGCTGCTAAGTCAGAGTCTAAGAAACCCGAAAGCGCTCGTTTGCCTGACGATGTAGCTAAGCCGGAAACTAAGAAACCCTGATGCGTTTCTATTTGGCCAGAAATTAAGAACACTAGGGGCGGGGTAATACCCGCCCCTTTGGCATGCCCAACATTCTATCCAACACAATTGCAGAGGGCTTTGACGCCCTCTTGGATGTCTCGGGGGAAGCTGTGCTTATCAACAGTGTTCAAGTAACGGCGTTGGTCACACGAGAGCATTTCACCATTGATCAGCATCGGCATGATGTCGTGAAGGTCTGGCAAGTTGGTGTTCGGCGTGCTGACTGCCCAGCAGTCAAGTTCGGTGACAAAATTGAGATTGGATCGGAAGTTAGGACTGTTTTTGAAATCAAGGAGGACCCAGTTAGTTTTACCCTCTGGGCGAGATAGAGTATGATCACTGTCACACAGCAAGGAATTAAGGAGGCCAAGCGGATCTTGAGTCACATCCCCAAAGGGATTGAGAAGGCTGTTAACCGTGCGGGAAAGAGAGCGCTCAAAACTGGGAAGAGGGAATTATCCGAAAATATTAGGAAACGATATAGGATTAGGGCTAATACCAAGAATCCCAAAGACAAGCATAAAACAATCGCTGGGAACCTTAAGGAGGAGTGGGAATATAGCAAATTGAAGGGCCGGTTAAAGGTGGAGGGCAAAGCGCTCAATCTGTATGACTTTTATGTTTCCCCTAGAACACTGGTCTGGGCAGGGAAAACTAAGAAAGGTGAGGTTAAGAAACGGCCTAAGTCGTTGAGCGTTGCTGTTCTAACCGGATCAAAGAAGAAGCTCTTTCACGCTTTCGTGCAGAAGATGCCCGATCACGGTCACGTCGGCGTTTATGAGCGCGTTAAGGGGAGCAAAATGGCGAAAAAGAATAGAGAAAAGATCCGTGAACTTAAATCCCCTTCTGCCGCAACTATGGCTGCCCACAAAGAGGTTGCACCTCCCAGTCAAAAGGCGATCGACAACATGTTTTTAAAGACCTTGGATCACGAGGTAGAACGCCTTTTGAAGGTTAGGTGATGTACGGTCTCTTCTCATTACAGTCAGCCGTTGTGGAGGCGGTCAAAGAAGCAGTCGCCGACTACCGACTCAAAAACTCACATGGAGACCTAGTACCAGTTAACGTTTACCCCGGATTCATCCCGCGCGATGGTGCGGGCGAGATCGATGCTGAACGTGTAACTGACTATCCGTCGGTAATCGTCCAAGCCAGCGGGGCCGAACACACATGGGAAGACGGCACTGTTCAAGTGCGGCTGTTAGTTGGGGTTGCCGACAGTTCACCCGACATGCAGGGTCATCAAGACGCTCTCAACGTCATTGACTCAATCACGCGCAGATTTTTCAGGTACAGAATCCTCGTAAACGCCTTTCCACTCGCCATGCCGTACCATTGGCAGACCTTGGATTACGACACCTTCCCAGTATTCGTGGGGATCATCACCTCCACATGGCGCATTGAAACACCGCAGAGCGCCCACGCCGATACGGTTTACGACGACTAGTTGACAAGGTGCCATTCTCAAATGGCATCTTCTAAATATAAACACGGCGCCAGCTGGTCTGAGATATCGACACGAGTCGAACCTGTCATCACCGCGGACAGCGGTATTTCTGTTGCAATAGGCTCTGCGCCAGTTCACTTGGCACTCGGCGGCACAAAGAATGTTAACAAGCCCCTGATGTTTTTGACGTTGCAGGACGCACTAGCAACGGTGGGTTGGTCCCTCGATTGGGGCAGATTTGATCTGTGCGAGTTAATTTACTCGGCCTTCCAGAGGTATCGGTTTTCACCGATCATCCTCATTAACGTGTTCGATCCCATGAAAGACGCCGTTCACATGGGGATTGCACCGCTCGCTGTGAAAGACAAAAAAGTCGTCCTCCCGTTTGATGGAGTCATCTTCGATTCCATTGTTGTTCAGGTAGACGATGATGAATCGAAAATATCTAAGCCCGAGAGGGTGTCTAAGAATGAGAAGACTTCACCTAGGGTCGTCCCTGATACTAGGCACCGCTATGTTCTCGATCGAGACTATAGCCTTGAATACAATGACGACGGGAAGATGGTCATTAGCATTCTCCCCGATGGATCAATTCCACAGGACTCAGATGGTCTTTTGATAGGTTATTCCAAGATCGGCTCAACGCCCGTTACCGCCGATGATGTGATCGGTGGGGTAGACCAACACGGAAAAAAGACCGGCATTGAATTGATCGAGGAAATTCACCCACGGTTTAACGTTGTTGCTGGTTACCTAATGGCACCGGCCTTTAGCTCGAATGCGCCCGTCCTGACGGCGTTGGCTTCTAAAGCTGAACTATTTGATGACAGTTACAGGTGCATGGTCGTGGGCGATGTCGATCTCTCTGTTGTTAAGAAATACCAAGACGCCGAAGCCTGGAAAACGACTAACGGTCTCACTTCGCATCGACAAATCCTATGCTACCTCCGTTTGGGGATGGGCGACAAACGATTCCGATTTTCGGTCGATTATGCTCTGCGTTCTGCGCGGTTAGACGCGGCTAATGGAGGTGTTCCGTATGAATCGGCTTCGAACAAGAAACTCGAAGCAGATGCGATGTACGATGGCGATGGCAACCCAGTCTTCTTGTCCAGGACAGAAGCGAACTATCTAAATTCGCTCGGAATAGTTACCGGACACAGCACCCGTCGCGGCTTGGTCATTTGGGGAAGCAACACCGCATCATTTCCTGGTACGTCGGACGTAAAAGACAGGTTCATTCCGAATCGTCGCCAGATGGATTTCATAGGAAACACTGTGGTCACGACATTTGATGAGAAGATAGACAAGCCGGGCAACCGAAGAGAAATTGATGCAATCATTAACGGCATCAATTTATGGTTAGCCAACCAACAAAACTCCGGTTACCTGCTCGAACATTACGTCCGCTTCGACCACGAAGAAAATCCTGACAGCGAGATCTTGAACGGTCACTACAAGGTCCGGATTGGCGAAGGAAGTCCGACGCCAATTGAGAGCCTTGAGTTCGTTCTTGAGTTCACCACTGGCGGGTTCGCCTCTCTCGCTGACTAACCGGAAAGATTAAAAATTATGCCTGATATTTCTACAAATTTAGAAGATTACACTTGCTGGATTAAGGGGAAAAGGTTGCCGTCTTTGATCGATCTAACCTTGCCGAAACTATCCAGTGTGAAGGTTGAGTTTAAGGGCGCTGGCCACCTTGGCAGCACAAACTACAACGCTAAGGGGCGATTCGAATCCATGACGGTTGGTCTGAATTTTCAGACGTTTAGGGAGGAGTGTGCCCAACTGTTGAGCCAGGATGGAGGGTCGTTAGATTGCCGTGCTGGGATTCAGCACAAAAAGGGAGGCGGCTCAGGTCTCTATGTTGTGCCTGAGCAAATCCTGATTGAATGGCTGCCGCAAGAGTTTGATTTGGGTAAATGGACTGTTGGAGAAAAACAGGAAGTGCCTGTGCAGCTTGAAGTGACCGCATTGCAGGTGATCTGGAACAAGAAGAAAATCATCCATATCGACAAAGAGCGTTACATCTGCATCATCAACGGTGTGGACGAGGTAGCTGACACGCGAGCAGCTATCGGCCTATCTTAATTTGCACCGCGCAAAACATGAGGGCGTCCG